GTTGGTGAAGTGTTTCCCTTGCCGGTCAATCGCCACGATCATAAAGGCCGCAGGCTCGAACCCATGCGGGCACAGAAAGCCCATCTGAATCGTGTTCAACGTCGGTTCCGGTTGTCCAGCTTCGTCGGTCGGTTTGTCGGTGTCGCGTACCATCATCCCTCCTAATCGTTGTTCCAGCCCTTGCAGATACTTCGCATAGGCTGTGCGTTTCTGTTTGGTTGCCAGTCGGATCTTGTAGGCCATATTCTCCTCACCAATCGCAGAGTGCCCATCTGTCAGTGCTATCCTGATAGTCGGCCCGTATCGCGTCGGCCCATGGAAACATGCCAAGTTGAGGAAGCGCAAGGACACAGAGCTTGGCGCTGAACTTGCGTCTCTCCATGGCGTTGCGGTCGCTATCTTCAGGCCATATCTGACAAGCGGATTCCATTACAAATCTACCCCCCGCTTCTTCGCGTACCGCTTGGCTTCATCCAGCGGCATCAGCATCACCGAAAGGCCATCCTTCGTATCATCGACAATGATGGTCGGCATCGAAACGTCCGGGAGACAGGAGAATTGTTCGAGGTCTTGCTCGGTCAGGACCACTTGCGCCGTGCGGGTCTTCCACATAATCAGCGCCGCAATCTTCATCCATTGATGCTGCACCGCTTTCAGCGTCGGATGGTCGGGGTTCATTTCGTGGGCGCTCATTCTCAATGCCTCCAGCAGTCTTTCTTGACTGCTTCCCATTCCGTCACGGCCTTCTCCTGCCGCTCAATCCGATCCGCTTGCCGCCTTAATTGCTCCGCAGGCGTGATGTAGATTGCAACAGTATCCTCCACGCCAAATGGATGGACAAATTCATCCATCTTTCGCATGACTGCTTCCATTCTGTGCTCGCAATCAGTCTGAAATGTCGGCTGGATAACTGCCCCGATGTTCACGCATTCTGGCGTATTGTGGTATAGATCGCAGACCGTCAGGTTCTTGTGCGGATATTCACCGGCCCACACCTGTCTCGCCACCACGCTAATACACAGGCAGGCCACGATGACGAGGATCAACAGCCAGTAGAGCCAGATCCGCTCGAACCCCTTCCGGTGAAGCCAGGGGGTCATAATCGCCCCCACAGAATAATGGCCCACTTCCCAAAGCCAATGAAGGCCCCTTCCCAAGATAGCAGCACTCCGAAAGACCATCGTTCGAACGTATGCACCTTCATCTTGCCTCCAAAATGACTTTGCCCGGCTCTGAATGCACCAGCAGGCAGGCTTGCTCGACACCGTTGACGCGAAGAAAGACCGTAGGAATCGGTCTGCGCTGGGTAGCCCACTCAGCCATTGCGTCTCGGTCCAGCATCGAGAGCTCGCCTGCCAGTTCATCCAGCCTCACCAGTCCACAAACCTTTCTTGTCGTGCGCTGTGCATCCCGCAGCGTTCGCACTTCATCCACCAGACACAGCGCGTTACTCGCTGTTGCGTGATGCTCGGCTGTCGTTCTTCGTGGTAACGCCACCGATGCCCTCCCCACAGCCAACATAACCAGCGCGGCATAGACCTACCAGCTTTTCACGTTCGGGTTACAGGAACCGACACACTGAGGCTCGGTGTCGAAGGTGATCGTATGATGCACCTTCTTGTAATTGCCGACCGGCGCATCTTCCTTGGTCTGCCACTGAAACCCACACCCACCGAGCACCAAGCCCACCATGGCCAACACCACCAGATTGATCCCTTTCATCGCGCTCCTCCTTGGGTTAAGTGCCGCTGGATTGCGGCCTGTCGTCGCCGTTCATGCCGATTGCGTGGCTGTGTCTCCTCTGCAATCGGAGGCATCATCGGAACTTCTTGAGGCCTGACAATGAGCACATCGTCAGAGAGATACGGACGGATCTCCTCAAGCGTGTAGGCTTCAGGGAGAACAAGAATCTTCTGCATCAGGCGTACCTCTTCGCTTTCGCCATGCCCTCGCTGTCCCAGGTAATCCGCTCGTCGCAATCCTTCATCGTGAGCATATTGAGGCCCAGCGCAAAGCCGCCTCGTTCGTGGAACACATAGGCCGACGATCTCCCAGAACGGCACACCGCGGGGAGTGTCCACACCCTTCTCCGTCCTCGCCGGTCGAGGAAGGTCTTGCGAGCCACAATCGTTTCGACACTCGGCTCGTCATCACGCCTCATCATCCGTTCAACGCGCCGAAGGGTTTCCAGTGTCATGGGTTCACACGGCACAGCAACCGTTTCCCATGGAGCCGGTTGCGGTTGGTTAGCGTCCGAAAGAATCCGGTCGATCTCAGCACGCAACGACTCCTGAACGAGTAGCCCCTCTGATCGTAGGATAGCTTGATGTATGCGGAATGTCTGTTCTTCAGACGGCATAACTCTTCGCCCTCCGTGTCGCTTCCCGTTTATCGAACCTCGGTGGAGGCGTCGGCTTCCGCACAAAGATCCTCGCCAGCCCATGCCCCAACGCTTCCCCCACACTCGTCAGAGGGTGATGCTTGCGTGCCTCGGTCTTGGAAATCACCCCGCTCTGATCCTTCCGGTAGGCATAGCCACCGGCCAGAGCTTCGTGAATCCACGGCTTCGCTTCGCCAGGAGTCGGCGCAGGATTCACGGTTAACCGGCCCGTTTGCGCCAGCAGGCCCTTGATTGCGTTCAGTCGCGTGAAGAAGTCCGGTTCTCCCGGCTCGGCCACACCTTGCAGCTTGTCGTAGATGATCTGATCCAGCCGATGCTCGGACATATCACTGAGCTTACTCAGGTGTCCGTGGTTCGTAATGTCTCGCCAATCGGTGCAGGCTCGGTAATCAGCGGCTAACAACGGGATCACCTTCCGCTCAATCAAGTCCTCGATGCTGCCGTTCTGTTCGCCTAGCAGACAATCGAGGAGAAGAATGCGCTCGCTTGAGAGGATTTGGCCGACGATACAGCAGGGATAGAGCCCCTGGAACCAGAACCGGAAGGATCGTACACCTTGAACCGGATCGAGGGCCGCTCGCGCTTGGTGGAATTGGGCTGAGTATTCCGGCGTGATTGCTACGCCTGGGTCATCCGGTTTGTACAGAACATCCATGGCTTGGCTCCAGGTGTCTACTTGGTCGTCGTATTCGCTGTTGGGGAACGTGGCGCACTCGGCAATGAAGTCGTTGACCCATGGCGCGATCTGAGGATGAGGCAGGTAGCAGTTTCCCGCGCTCACGATATGAGCATAGGCCGCTGCTCTCGCCTGCTTATCGCCTTGGACCCCATGCGGCACCATCCCGGCGATCTCCGTTTTGAGCACTGAAATGATGGCAGGCCCGTTCGCTTTATCCTCCACCACCTTTTCAGAAGGGAGCTTGTGCGTGCGATTGAAGGCCCGAACCGCTTCGAGCGTTTGCGTGAAGTCCATTTGATTGCGAACCTGATCCTTCAGGAATGAATCGGCTCCCTTCCGTCCCCACTGTTCTCCGACCACGTAGCTGCTCGTCGCCAAGTCCTTAAACGCCATGTCCCACGACTGAACCTCTCTATCGAACACGTAGGGGATGGGAACGGGCTTGATCTCTTTGTAGGAACCATCCAGCATCTTGACGCGAACGGGAGGCAAGGTCTCTTCCTGGCCTGGATGACACCAGTACCGCCACCAATGCCGCTTGAGAATGCCGCCCTCTGCCGGAGCGGGACGCTGTTGAAGTTGGGCCGCTGCCCCAAACTCCTTCAGGTCTTTCTTGAGTTGTGCGATTTCCGTCTTGCCGTACCGCGCTGGCCACAACGGTTCGCCTTCTTCCTTCCGAGGATCTTTGTCCCAATGGAACACACAGCCGGCCACGATACACTTCCCGCCCTCGTACTCGGCGGGGAGGTTCAGGTGATGCCAGCCGCCTTGGTCGAGGAGATGCCCTGATAGATCGTGCTCGTGAACCCGCTGCATGACGACAATGCGCCGCCGCTTCTTCGGGTCGTTGATACGGGTGCTCATGACGTTCGACCACCAATCAATGGCTCCCTCGCGCATCACATCGCTTTCGCGCTGCTCGACGTTATGCGGGTCATCGACCACGATAATGTCGCCGCCTTCTCCGGTATTCGATCCGCCTACGCTCGTGGCCATGCGGTAGCCGGTCTTGTCATTCTCAAACTTGATCTTCTGGTTCTGGTCCGAGGTCAGTTCGTACACATCCCCCCATCGCTGCCGGTACCAGGGCGACTCAACCAGCCGCCGCATCTTGACGCTATCCCGGATCGACAAGGACTGTGCATAGGAGGAAAAGAGCCACTTGAGGCTGGGCTCCAACGTCCAGACGTAGGCCGGAAACATCACGGCAATCTCGATGCTCTTGCAATGTCGAGGGGGCATATTGATGAGGAGGTCATGAATCTGACACTTCCAGACCGCCTCAAGATGCTCGGCCATCACATCCAGGTGCCAGTTGGGAATGTAGGGGGTTGACGGCTCGATGACTTGCCAGGCGAGAGGCGCAAACGCTCTGAGACCACCGCGCCGCACATCCTCGGCGTCGATCTCGGCTTGCGTCAGGCTGAAAATGCCGTCATCCAACATGGTCAATGGTCTTGGGGCCTTCCTGCATCTTCGCCAAGAGTACCTTCGCCTGCGCCCACTCTTCCGGCGTCAGGTTGCGCGGATCGTAGCGAGGTCGCTCCGGTTGATTGGGAGCCTGGACAGCCTTCGATAAGGGGAACGCATTGAGGTACTTCCCCAACATCGCCACATACGGCGCACGATCAGCCAGCTTGAATTTCTTGACATAGCCGGTCTTGCGTCGGTCCTCGCCTCGCCCCTCAAACGTCTCTTCGATCTCGAACCCCGCCACCATGAGCGCATCCTTGCGTGACAGGTCCGGGATTTCTTTGCAGTTGCCATGCGTATCAAACAGCTTGCGCGGATCGCCAAAAGCCATCCTGGTCACCAGGCTCACCCAATCCTCAAGCTTGACGCGGCGTTTCTCCATCAATGCTTGCTTGCGCTTTTCGATTTCCGCCGAAATGTGAGGTTTTGTGAGAAGTTCGTAAGCGCGTTGCGGCGCGTTCTTTTCGCTGTAGCCAGCGCGAATCACCGCCTGCGTACCGTTAAAGTCCGTGAGGAATTCAGTAATGAACAGGGATTCTTTGGGAGTGAGCCGTTTGTGTGTGCTCATTAGTTGGGGTGCCCTGTGAGGCGTGCCCCTATATATCGTGCATCACAATGAAATGCAAATTATTTCGAGAGCCCCCTTGACAATGCGAAAGAGTACATCTACACTTCGTCTATGCGAATCGTAGAGAGTGCAACGCAACAGGATGCAAGCCGAAAGGGGGTGATGACGATGGGCTTACAAGTCACGTTGAGAGAACGGACGTTTTCATTCAGGTGGTGCGGGAAAAGCGAAACGGATTGGGTGTGCATGAAATGCGGAACGATTGCCGTGGATGGCGGTTGTCCGCATTGCGCGAGTGTCGAGCGAAAGAAGAAGGAGCGGTTGCAGGAGTTTTTGGAGCGAAAAAGAAATGAGGGGAGTCTCTGATTTCCAGACACCCCCCTCCGTAGGTTCCCCCCTCGGCAAAGAGTAGGGAAGTGATTGAACGGTAGCACAACAACACGAAGGAGACAAGCCCATGCGAAACATCGAAATGAAAGTAGTCGGCACGAAGTTGGTCATCACCTGTGATCTGGAAGGCCCCCAAACCCCATCGAGCACTGGCAAGACCATGATTATCGCCTCAACCGAGGGGAACAAATCGGTCCCTGGGCATGAGTCGATCAAGCTGGGCCTGAATCTCTATACGAAGTAATCACCATCATCCTTTGACGGAATCAGAAGGAGCACACCATGGATAAGCAAGCGAAGATTCTCAGCACCGAGTCCTTAGAGCGAGTCGAGACCCCCGAGGGGGGAGGGTGGCACAACGGACATGAAACCCTGAAGGTCGAAATCACCTACCGCAAAGGGGCCAGAGTGAGAGGGTATTACCTGGCCTTGCGTACCTATCGAGACCTGGATAACGGCTCAATGCTCTGCGATCTCTTCGGCCATCCCTCGAAATACATCCTCTTGCAAGAGACCAAAGCCTTCAGCGCGAAAACCCTGGCCGGTCTCACCGTGGATCAGGCTGTGCTCGATGCGGCGATTGCCGAAGTCAAAGCCGCGCATACCGCCTACCGAGCGAAACAGAAAGCTGAGACGGAACAATACGCCTCGGTGTGAGCCATGCAGTTAGCCCCTCGCTCATCGGGGGGCCTTCTGGATCGCTTACTAACCAAGGAGGACACCATGGCCGAACAAAAACCACCCATCGACGATCGTATCAAGGTTGCCGTGGAAGAGGCGCAAGATCTCTTCTGGCAGCACATCGCCGCATCCTTCCCTGAATCCACCGGAGGCGAATTCGGAATCTCCGAGACGTTGGCCTTCGATCAGGCGTGTGAAGCCGCTGTCAATCACTGGATTGACGCGAATTGCCTCAAGCTCCGGTACACGGTCGGCCAATACGTCATCTACACCCCAGGCTTTCCAGAATCCCAGCGCAACCTCTTTGCCATCGTCACTGAGAACGGTGTCGAATGCCTCGATCCTGACGCCCGTTCCACGTTCGAGGCCCAAGGTATCTCCCCTGAATGTCGCTGGGAGAATATCGAGCACATCGAACCATTCCGGCCTGACTGGTACATGGATTACAAGTCGATGATGTTGCGCGGGGAGAAGATCTCTCGGCAGCATCGACTGTACCTGGACCGGAAAGCGAACGCAGGCGACGAAGACGCTCAGGCCATCATCGAA